GTCACGAAGACGCCGGCCCGCCCGCCCCGCGCACGAGCGCGGGACTCGTCACGCGCGGAACCCCCGTTCAGCGCGGCGTGACCTAGAGTTGGATCCAGACAGCAGCCTGCAGGCCAGGCTCCGGCGTCTCCCCCTCGCCCCACGCGAATGCCTGCGGCGCGTAGTTGGTCTCTTTCTTTAGATCAATACCCGCCGCGTCGTACACCGCCTTCGCGTAGGCCGAGAAGCAGGCATCCTTGTCAACGACCACAACCTGGAACTGGCTGCCACTGCGGATCGCTAGCCGGTTGAGACCGGCGTCGAACAGAACGTCAAGCGCCGTCGGCCGTCCGAGCATGACCCAAGCCGCCCGATTCATGCGGATGCAGTTCTTGTTGCCGGCCTCCGGCTTGTAGAGCGTGATGGCCGCCTCGTCCGCTGGGACCTCGGTGTAAGCCATCGGCTTCCTCCGCCGGGCGTTCGGCCCGCGTGAGACCTAGGACTCAGCCACCGTGACCATGAGCAGGCCGCTCACGTCATCCTCGGGGTTCGGCGCGAACATGTAGGTCAGCGTGTCACCTACGAGCGTGCAGCCCAGGATGTCGTTGTGGCCGCGGAAGACGATCTGGTGGCCAGTCGCCGTCGAGTTGTCATCGATCGCCTGAGCCAGGATCGTGCCCCCGCCGTAGTTGTTGTGGAAGAGACAGTCCTCGAACCACGTCACCCACGGCGTGACCGTAATCTCCGCATCGACGAGCACGTGAACGTGGTCGTGTCCCGCGCCACCACTACCCCACGATAGGAACTCGCACTTGATGAACTTGTTGCGCGAGACCACCGCAGCGCCGTGCAGCCAAAGCCCATAGCTCGCGTTGGCCCGGAAGTTGGTGAACTGCCCGATCGTGCAACGGTAGAAGACGTTCTCGGAGCTGCCCACCTTCAGCGAGAACGACGCGGCGTCGTTTGCCGTCGGCGCCATGAAGAAGCAGTTCTCGAAGTAGTTGCGGTGGCCGCTGACGATCGCCACGCCTGCGGCAGCGCCCGACGCCTTCTCGTTGTTGAACTGGATGTTGCGGAAGATGCAGCCGGTGCCGGAGATCGTGATGACTTGGGACGCCGCAACGCCTGCTTGCGTGACGATCCGGCAACGCTGTCCCACACCAGGGATATCGGCAGACAGACCAACGAGGTGCGTGAAGCTCTTGCTCCAGGCAAGAGCAGCCGCAGGGTTGTTCTCCGTCGAGCTGCCGATGAGGAAGACGACGTCGTTGTGGGCGTCGACGGTCTTGTTGTAGGCAGCTAGCACGGTCTTGAGCGGTGCAGTGATGTCGGTGCCCGCGTTGCTGTCGCTGCCATTCGCCGGGTCAACGTAGTACGCGTTGCCAACGAAGGGACCGGCGAGCAGGGTGCTGATTGGTACGCCCCCGACGAAGAGGGGGCCGGACAGATGTGAACCTGCCATTGTGCCCTCCTCTACGTGACCTTATGCCCGTAGACCCAGCGCCAGTCGCTGAAGCCATACGAGTACCTCATGTAACCGCGATAGCGTGCCTGCAGGTCATAGTCGCCCGTCGGATCGAGAGCGAACTCCAGAGCGACGCGGTCGATCCACAGCAGGTGGATCGCTGCCAGGCGGCTGTCAATCATGAACCAGTTGTTGCTGTCCGTCAGGTAGTCCCAGACGATGACGCGCCGCAGGAAGCCCTGCACGAAGTTGGCATGTGCGTCGGCCGTGTCCGGCTTGTTCATCGTGCGCCAGATCGCCCACGCCGTCTCCTCCAGTTGCGGCGGAACCAGCAGCGTATCCGGCGCGATCGGTACGGCATTCTCGCGGTCGTCGACGAACGCCCGCATCAGCCGCCTGGTGGCGACGATGTTGTCGTACGAGAGCGCGCTGGTGCCGTAGTTGCCCCACGTGTCCGCCGTGTGTGTCGGCGACAACGGGTGCGCCGAGTCGCACAGCTCGACAGCATCAGCGCCAGGGTAACTGGAGTCGAAGGCGTTGTTGAAGATGCTGGCCGCGTGCTTCTCGCGCGTGCGCTCCGCCGAGAGCGCCAGCTGCCGTGGGCGTGCGTTGATGATGTTGTACTGGTCGTCGTCCACCAGCTTGCGCTCCACGATAAAGCCCTGCACGAACTCCTTGTGCGTTAAGGTCGCTTTGTAGAGCTGGTCGAAGTTCTCGTAGGCGATGACGCCCTTGAACTCCTCCCAGTCTCCCATCGCTCCCACGCCGAGGAAGTGCTCCGCCGCCTTTGTGGACGTCATGGCGTTGAAGAGCATCGGTATCTTGCTCTCCGCCACGAGCGCCGCCCGAGCCACCTCGAAGATCTGTCGCAGTCCCGGCTCGAGGAGCTGCGCCCACTGTTCAGAGATTGCCATTGCAATGCCCTCCTAGAATGCTTGTCTTGTCGGCCGCCCTCGCATCGGGCCGCCCGTCTGCTAGCCGATAGCGCCAAACGTCGGCTTCTCGAAGGTGACGTAGGCCAGCACATAGCCGTCGTCATCCACGCCCACGTCCCAGAGCGCCATCCTGCCGTTGCTGTGGTCGTCAGCGTCCGCGCTGTAGGCATTCGCCGTGTCGCCGGTCTTGGTGTAACCCTGCACCCAGTCGGTGGTGGCCGCGTCCATGGACACCTTCCAGATCTGCTTGTCGGTGATGATAGCGACCTTGAACTCCTCGCTGTCGTCACAGGTGCCGCCGGTGTCCTCCATCAAGACGGCCGTCACTTCCGTCGTCGACCCGGTCGCCAGCGATAGATCGCCCGCTGAGTCCACGACGAGCAGCGCACCGATCCTCGCATCGATGGCATTCAGGTCCCAGTCTCGGATGACGGGGCCCTGATGTGAGCCGTCGATGTTGCCAAAGAACTCGAAGCCTCGAGTAGCCACTGTAGACCTCCTTAAGTTTCCTGCTTGCGCCTGGCCGCGATGGCCGCCTTGGATGCAGCGTAGTCATCCGCCTTCAGGCCGAGCTTCTTCGCCATCGCTACCTCGTCCGGCGTCAGCGACTCCGCGCTGGCCCGCTGACCGCCGCCGGCGCCGGCATCGGTCGATGGCGTCTTGCCGCGCTGCGCCAGCGGGACGCGCCCGGCCTTGACCACAGCCTCGACCGCGGCATCCACCCCGACGACGTTATCGCTGTCGTCGATGGAGACGCCGCTGACGTCGGCCAGGGCAAAGACGTCCTCGGGGTGCGCCGCACCCGCCTTGGCCGCTGCGCTGACGAACGCTGCCCGGATGAGCCGGTCTGTCGCCTTCTTGAGCGCCGCGTCCCGCTCCTGCTCCGCCTTGACGCGGGCGTCTGTCAGCTTCTGCGTCTCGGTCTTCTGCGCCTCGGCGATAGCGTCGAACTGCGTCGCCTTTTGCTTGAGCGCGTCGTAGTCGGCGAACTGCGCCTTCTGCCGTGACAGCCTGTCGCTGATGATGGCATCCAGGTCCAACTGTGAGAACTTGAGCTCCCCAGGCGTTTGACCGCCGCCTGTTGGCGTGACTGTGCCGCCTGATGCCGTCGCCGAGCCGCCGGTGTTCGTCGCCGTGCCGCCCTGCTGCCCGATTTCCATTTGCTTCTCCTCCCGCCGTTTACCGTGGCGTTACGTAAGATTATAGCCCGGTCTGAACGACCGTGTAACCGCCGAATGTTGGCGCCTCGCTGTGCACCGTCACTGCCAGCGGTGGCGCCCCGCAGAAGTTGCAGCCCGGATTGTCCTCGCTGCCCATCTGCAACTGCCACTGTGCGTGGCACACCTTGCAGGTGCAGTACTTATTGGACACGACCGGCGCCGAAGCGGCCGGGCCGTGCATGTCTGTGGGATAGGTAGTCGTCATCTAGCCGGCTCCCCCGCCAGACGCAGCAGCGAGGCGGAGCCGACCTCCATGCCGGCCGCCCTCATCTCACGCAAGAGCGTGCGAGCCGCCTTCGCCTTGCCGGCCGCCGACGCGCCCTTGAGCTGGAAGATGCGCCCCGACGCGTTCTGCAGCGCGTTCGCGTTCACCGGGCCGCCCGGCGTGCTCTTGATGGGCAGCCAGCACAGCCCCTTGACCTTCGCCTGGCCGGGCGGATTGTCGTCAATCAGGCAGACGGCGCAAAAGTCGGCCGCGCTCAGGTCTGCCTCTGGAGAAGACCATGCTGCATTCGTGGTAGGCATCTAACCCTCCCCGTCATTAGCTCACGGCCCCACCTTGGGCGGCCGCCCCAGTCCCATGTCGCGCAGCGACCGCTCCCTCCTCATTGTACCATAAACCTTGTCCTGATACGAGCCGACCATCTCCTGGAATTGGAACCTGCCGGCATTCCAGGCCTGCCAGCGGCTGTTGCCCATGCGCTCGCGCTGCTCCGCCTCCGAGAGCGCCTTGAACCAATCCTCCCCGGCCTGCACCTGGACGCCTGTCTCCGCCACGCCCCGCACGCCCAGCTCAGCCCAGGTAATCGTCTCTGGCAGCGCCGAGCAGCGCCCCCGGTGGTGGTCGTTCAGCGCCTCCTCCACCGGATGATGCGAGCCGTGCAGAGCGATGCAGGCCATGCACGTGTCTTTGTCGCCGAGGTTGGCGCTCCATATCCAGCCCTTGACCACGGCCGTGTTGGCCATGTAGCTCTGGCGCGTCGCCTCGCGGTAGGCGTAGATCTGCGCCGTGCGCGTCGTCGTCAGTGCCCACGTCAAGCCCTTGCCCAGGCCCAGCCGTACCAGGTCATGCGCTATAACTTCCGGGTGCGCACCGACCGTGATGCCGTGGATGAGCTGCCGCTCCACTTCCTCTCCGACTGCTGCGCCCAGACTGTTGATGCTCTCGTGCAGCGGGCTGCCCGGCTGCAGGAAGGCCATCATGTTGTCGATGGCCGCCGGGTGCAGCCGGTTCCACTCGATGCCCAGCGACGCTCGCAGCTTCTCGCCGGTGCTCAGCCAGCTCAGTTGCTCGGCCTGGGCCATGCCGGCGTCGATGTTGGCCTCGACCGTGCGCCGCAGCTCCTCATCCATGGTGGCCGTGAACGGCTGCAACCGCTGCGCGATCTGAAACCGCAGCGCCTTGATGCGGTCGAGCTGGGCCGCGACGTCGCCGGCTTTGCCCGCTTCCAGCGCCCTCTGCAGCGCCGCCTGCTCGGCCGACAGGCTCTGGTAGACGCTGGCGTAGCGCCGCAGCAGGTAGCGCTCCGTCGTCAGGTCACGGCGCAAGAGATCGTCTCGGAAGCGCTGCGCCTCCGTCAGGACCGTCTTCGCTGGGGCGCCCTGGCCATCCTGCCCGCCCTCTGCCATAGGCACCTAGCCCCCCTTGGCGGGCGCCACCTGCTGCTGTTGTCCCTCCTGCCCCTGCCCCTCCTGGCCGCCGATGACGTTGTCCGCCCCGCCTGCCGGCGGCGTCTGGCCCGCGGGATTGCCCGCCGGGCCTATCATGGTGCGCCGTGCCTGTGGCCCGCGCTCGAAGGCCGCCAGCAAGCGATCGCCGAGCTCCGCCTGGGCCTGCTCCTCGTCCGCCGCCTCGAGCAGCATCTTCTCGATCGTCGCCTCGTCGTAGCCGGCCTCACCCCACAGGCGCTTCTTGGGGATGCCGAGCTTCAGCTTCAGCTCGAGCGTCTCCATGTGCTCCTTCTCGTTGCGGATCTCGATGTCCGCCCATTGCGTCGACAGGCCCTCATCCGGCAGGTTAGCACCGCCAAAGGCATTCGCCAGACGCCGGGCCATGGCCATGACGTCCTCCCAGGCGTTGCCGAACGTGACCTGGCGGTTCTTCGTCTTGGCCACCAAGCCGCTCTCCTCCTGCTTCAGCGTCCCTTCTGCCGGCCGGTCGCCTGAGAGCTGGAAGAACGAGATCGGCGTCCTGGTCACACGTGCGACCTCCATGGCCGTGGAGTCTTTGAGCTTGATGAGCGGGGTCAGGTCTTCGCCGGGGAACTGGCCAATATCAACGGATCCCTCCCCGCTGGATGGCTTGGTCGAGTAGACCCACGACCCGGGCGCCACCTTCAGCCCGCTTGGGTCGTCGCCTATCATGTAGAAGATGCGGAAGGCCGTGGTGTCCGCCGCCGCAATGAGGTCGAGCATGGCCTTATTGAAAGCGTTCTGGATAGGCAGCACGTCCGCCAGCTCGCTCGTGCCGTAGTTGTACCCGGTGTCCTTGTTGCGGAAGTGAATGACCGGAATGCCAAGCGGCTCCCCAGCCCGGTCAGTCCAGCGGATGGGCCACTCTTCGTCGGCCTCCCGCTGCTGCTGCCACTGTGAGCTGGCGCCGATCTGCGACCCGTACTTCTCGATGCGATCTGGGTAGTAGAGGTTGAGCCGAGCCCGCAGGCCGCCGCCCTCTTGCCGCTCCCGCCAGCGCTTGCTTGCGAACGCGGGCTGACGGTTATCGCCGTACGTCACCTTGACGCCGCACCCGCCGTCCTTCTGGCTGAGCGCCAGCTCGAGCGCAAAGCGCGGTAGGCTGCGCTTATTGTCCCAGTCGACCATCACGTAGGCGTCGCCGTCCCGCACCGCCGACAGGTGCACCGTCTGCTGCACGGCGTCCATGCGGTTCGCCTTCCACCAGGCCCAGAGATCCGCGCCCTGGGCGCCGGCGTCGAAGCCGGTGACGTTCAGCCGCTCCGCCAGAGCGTCCACCACGATGGGGCAGTAGTTGACCCTGAACTCCTGGTTCGCCCGCAACTCCAGGAACTTCCGCTGCCTGTCCGTGAGCTGGGCATCATGCACGCCGTCGTAGTATTCACGGTACTGGTCGTAGTTCTCCCGCCGGGCCAGCTCCTCCTCCACAAGCCACTTGAGGAAGGAGACCTGCACGGGCCCGATCTGCAGCGGCTGCGCCGCTGCGCTGGCCAGATCAAGCATAACGCACCGTCCCCGCCTTACCTTCGTGCTTAGGCGTCAAGATGTCCACCCCCGCCGACAGCGTATCCACAATGTCATCGTGCGCCCCCTGGGGGAAGAACTCCAGCTCGTCGAGCAGCAGCGCGTTCCATGGCGCCCTCAGCAGCATGACGTTGCCCGCCTCCACCGCCGACGACACGGGCCGCGCCCGCACGGGCTTGGGCAACGTCGGCCGATAACTACGCACGTCCCAACCCGGTAGCAGCGTGCGCCGCCAGGCGTCCAACAGTGACTTGCCCGAGGCGCCGCCCTCCTCCTCGATCCAGATGGATACACCCTTGCCGTCCAACTCCGCCGTGCTCCTGACGAGACGCTCGACGTTGTAGGGCGTCGCACGCACCCGCCGCACGTCGGCGATGTACCAGCGACCAGCCAGCAGGCCCATCAGCGTGCCGACCGTCCAGTCAGGGTCGCCGCTGCGCCTCCCGCTCGCCTTCTCCGTGGCGGCCAGATCCCATACCCGTATCAGCCGCAGGCCGGCCGGCAGTGCGTCGACGAAGCAGCGGGCGAACCATTCCCGGTGGAACAGGGAGCCGGTGCTGCTGACGTCCCAGTCGCCATCCCTGAGCTGCGCCCGGGTGATGGGGTCCAGCTCCTGCAGGGCGCCATCGATGGCCACGGCGTCGACGTAGGGGTTGTCCTCCATCGCCGCCCGAATGACGACCCGCCCGCCGGCGGCGCCGCCCACGATGAAGCGCTCTTTCACCCACTCGTGGCCCTCGCCGCCCGGATTGCTGGCGCTGCGCATGCGCAGCGGGATGGTGACGCCGGCCAGGCGCGACAGCCGCGAGAACAGATACGTGTACTGGCGCTCGGTGAACTGCGTCAGCTCGTCGACGCCGATGTACTGAAAGCCAGCGCCCTGGTAGCGGTAGACGTCCGACTCGGAGTCGCAGTAGCCGAAGGTCAGCGTCGACCCGGCCGGGAAGCGCCAGGTGTGCGTCTGCCCATCCCAGTGGGCGTCCGTGTTGCGCAGCCACTCTGCGGCCCTGTCCATCAGAGCGCCCGGCAGCGAGAGATCGGTAAAGGTGCGCCTCAGCAGCAGGGCGCTATAGCCGGGAACCTCGACCCACTGCAGCCCGCCCATCAGCAGGGCGTCGCTCTTCCCGCCCTTGGTGGCGCCGCCAAAGAACGCCTCGCGGCAGTCCAGGATGAGGAACGCCGCTTGCTTGGGGGTGGGAACGTGCGGAATGTACTTATTGGTCTTGGGGGTGAGCAGTCGCCTCAGGCTCGGCTGTGTCCTCAGCAGCGGAATCAGGGCTTGTGAGAGCTCCCGATCTGATAAGGACCGCCAATTCCTGGGCAAGACTGGTGAGGGCATCGACGGCCTCCGGCTGGATCGCCGCCTCGGCCCCGGAGGGGCCGGTGTGGCGGAGCTGTAGCAGTGCCGTTGCCTCACCGTTCTCGAGGCGCGTGCCCTGCGCTCCTAGCTCGATGCCACGCAGGGCGCTGGCCAAGAGCTTGCGGGCGTCATCGGGGACGAGGTTGGATAGGTCGGCCTTCTGGATGATGCGCATGCCGGCCGTGATGCTGCGCCTGAAGGCGCGGTAGCGCCGGGCCGCATCGCGCTGCGCCCGCTTGGCGATCGCTTCTCGCTCGCCCTCTGCAACGTGGTCGTCCCAGGCCTTGGCCCGCTCCGCCCAGCGCCATGCAACGCTTCTCCGAGCGTACTGCCCAGAGACACGCCCTGGCGCTTGGGGCAACACCCCCTTGGCGCCTGTTCCGCGCCGTGATGAGACATAGCTGGCATAGGCCGCCCGCAGCGTGCGCTGCGGTCCCAGCTTCAGATACGCCATGAACAGGGCGTAGCCGATCGCCGTCTCACCACGCTGCCGTTCCCAGGGCAGGGCTGTCGGTGCCGTGGCCACACCAGGTTCTGCAGAGGGAGCGCCGGTCGGTTGGTCCGCCATGGCGCCTCCGGGAGTGCTCGCGATGGATGCTACGAGGTGCTTGCACAATCAGTGTACCAAGAGGCGGAGCGTTTGTCAAGCCCCGCGCCGCGACGCGGGCCAAGATGCAGACGCGAAGAGAGCCTGGGACGTCGCCGCCCCAGGCCCCCGTTATTCTCCTTGCCCCGCCGCGCCTCGCGTCACTCCAGCGGCAGCCGCTCACAGTGCTGATGATGAATGCCACGCTCCCCCTTGAACCATCGTGGGCCGTCACCATCCCAGGCGTTCGATATGGGGGCCTCTCCCCAATGGAAGCGACCACCGCAACGGCAACAGCGTGACCAGGCCCAACGCTGCAAGTTCTGAATGGCGTAGACCTGAATCTTCCAATGCCTGATGTGCCAGCGGGGGTGCCGCCACCAGGGGCGCGGGCAGAGCCGGTCATGCCAATGCCACCAGATGAAATTGACGGCTCGCTGTGCGTCTGCTGTCAGCATCGCAAACTCATCAAACACGACGGGTATCCAACCGTTCTTCCGTGTCTTGCGATCACCAAACCAATCGCAACTATCCTCGTCACCGCCGACCTGCGGGTCACGATGCCAGATCGTGAACCACCGCGTCTTGAATGCTACCGTGTCTGGATCGTGCATGAATCCTCCTATTTGTCCCCGCGCCTGTCACTCAGCCAGCGGCAGCCTGAGCTGCGCCTGCGCCTCACCGCTCGCGTATGCTGAGCAGAAAGACAGCGAACAGCAGCAGAAAGAAGGCCAACCCGACCAGCTGTTGCAGAGACTCCGTCATATGTGCTTCCCCTGCGCCCGCGCCGCTACGCCCAGGGCTGCCCCCCAGGTGGCGGGGTAGCCCTCTCTGAAACCAGAACGAAGCCCGTAATGGCCACAGCCCCTAGCGGGGGATCGTCTGTCTCCAAACGCCGCGCGATTGCCTGTAGATCCGCCACGCCTCCTATTTTGCTCGACAGGAACATGTCCGCGTACCCGAAGGCTCCTGATGCACCCGCGACCTGTGGCTGACACCTGTAGAAGATGACGTATTTATACATCCCCCTCCTCCTCCTGGTGGTGGCTGACACCGTCCTCATCTGGCTCTCCCCACGTCCGTTGCACGTTCTGTGTGTGCTTGGCGAGAACAGCGTCCCCAGCGGAAAAACGCGACAGGTGTGCGATTACGAAGAGCAAGATCATGCAGTCCGCAACCTCAACATCAATGGCCGCGTTCGTCTCGCATGCCCGGATAAGTTCGTTGACCTCTTCTCTCAAGTGGTAGATTGGCCCCTTTGCGCCTGTCACGGCATGGATTGGGAATGTCCTGTCCGCCCACCCTCCGAGCATTCGCTGCACTTCGTCGAGACTAGCCATCTAACCCTCCTGTGGTCTGGTGCTCCTCCTGCCGCGCCAGCCGACGCCCGTGCATTACTCGGCGCCCCGCGTGCTGGTTCCGTCGTCCCGGATGTGCGCCGGAGGAGAGTGGCTTGACAGGCTCGGCGGGCAGGCTGATGTGGCCCCTCGGGAGGTTACCCACACCACCTGCCGTTCTCCTTGCTCTACGCTACGACCTCGCCAGCACGCGGGCGCGCCCTGTCTAAAGTCCCCCTGCGGAGGGGACTGAAACAGCATCATGTCAGGTCCAGCCTCAGTTGCGCCACGCATGTCGGATTCATCACCAGTACAGATTCACAGTCCCAGCCATAGAGATTGTGGCCCAGACTGAGCCGCGTTGCCCACTGGCCTTTAGCGGTCAGGTAGATCGCGTCCCAGTTCTTTGCCATCGCCTCGAAGTCCGGCCAGGTCAGACTGTGCAGCTCGGGATGGCAAAGCCACGGCATCTGCTCCATGTCCGAACGGGAATCGATCACAAGGACGCGCCCATCCAGCTGGAACGTGAAGGATTCTTTGAGCTTTTCCATGCCATACGACTTAGCCTCACACCACGCCCGCCAGCTTTCCTCAGCAGTCACTGGCGACGCCCAAAGGCCGCCATCCGGCTTGACGAAGTCGCGATTGGTAATCGGCTTGAACTTGGCTGGATCAAATGCCTTGCCGCAACCGTAGGTGATAAGATTCAGCAGCATCGCTCTCCTGCGCCTGCATCTCGCGCTCGATATCGCGCAGATCGGCCAGTTGCATGCGCAAGAGCCGCCGGCGCTTTAACAGCCCTTCCAGCTCGTCTTCCGTCTGGTATTCCTCGCTGACGAGCATCTTGGACGCCGCATCAAAGATCTCGCTCTCTGTGCGCAGGACCTGCTCGGCATAGACGCGGATGCGATTGGCGACGGGGTCACGGGTCACGTCCGCCGCTCCGAGATAGCATCGCGTTGCGCCAGCGCGCTGCACTGAGTGCACACCCCCACCAGGCGCGTCGTCTCTTGGTACTCCGCCATCACAAGCTCCCTATTGCACAGCGTCAGCAGAGACAGCCGGCGGGAGCGCAGCACGGGTGGAATCCAGCCCACGATATGGAGCGTGCCACCACCAACGCGGCTGGCAAGCATGTACGTGCGCTTGCCCTGCCACACAGGCTGCGGCTCAGTCATGGTGCGGCGGCCCCACCTCAACATCCCTCAGTGCGATGACCAGGACATTGTCCGTCAGAGCCACCCCATAGCGGCTCGTGGCCACAATGGTCACCTGGAACTGCTGGAACACCTGCTTCAACTTCATGTGCGCCTGGTGCGTGGCCTTCCGTGGTGCCACAGCCATTGCGCCAGGCGCTATCTCCGTGCACGCACGTAGCGCCAGTGCCTTGCGATCTGCGCTCCAGAATACCTGGACGTGCGGACCCAGCCGGTCAGCGATCACCGGCGGCAACATGAGGTCGCCATTCATGTTCAACGTGACCATCGGCAGCTGAACCGGAGGCTCATACAGCGTGAAACCGGCAAGGCTGTTGCTGCTCTCCTGCTTTGCTCCGCGCATCTTATACTCCTTCATGCCGTGCTTGGCGCTGCCGGCAATACGCGATGTAATCGGCTCCCACGCCGGACGCCATGCTGATGCCACTACTGTCGTAGCCCACCATCGCCTCCCGCTACCAGGATGGCCAGCTCCGCCTTCATCTCCTGCCCGTGCACGTCCAGAGCGATCGCCAGGAGACTGGCCGCCCCGCTGACCGCGCACTCCACCGCTGCGTAGATCAGCGCGTCGCGCGCCACCAGGGCCCAGATCGCCCCGGCCAGCATCAGGAGAGCCAGCGCCATGAGGACATGCCAGAGAGCCTCAGCCGCCTTGCGCTTGTCCACCAGGAGCCTCCTTTCGCCGGCGCCGCTTCGCTGCCGGCAGCCACGCGTGCACCCGTCCGACGATCTGCAGCAATCCGTCCGCCAGCAATTCCATGTCCTCCGCAGACAGCGCCCCCGTGCGCGCCTGTGCATCCACGACGACGAGACGGCGATCTGTGACGACGGCCCGCAACAGCAGCGCTGTCTTGCCGCAGGCGCACAGCATGGCCAACTCCAGGCGACCATCCTGGCGCACGACGACCTGGCGTGGTCGCAAGCGCCGAGGCCAGGCATAACCGCAGAACCTGCACCGCTCCCAGCGGCTGTTATCATACCGTGGCATCAGACTGGCCAGGTCACTTTGTAGGCTTCCTTTGGCACCAGGCCAAAAGCAACATCAGCCGGCGGCCACCAGTCATCACCCAGGCGCCAATAGTGGTCATAGCCGAGGGCGATACACTGCAAGCGAACCTGCTCCCACTTATCCGCGGGATCGCCGGGCTGCCGAATGTGCTTCTCAATGAAGGCCCGCGCCGTGCCAAAACTTCTACTTGCCACGTTCCACTCCTCCTCGACCCAACTGGCATCGCTCCACGTTTCAAGCATTTTCCCCTCCGCTCACGTTTTCGCCGGTGTCTTCTTCCACCATTCCAACGGCAGGCCCACCTGGTCGCCGTGCCCTCGATTGAATGCAAAGCCGCGCTCCTGCCAGAGCCTTAGGTCCGCCTCCCAGACTGTGCCATCGAGGCAGACAAGGCGGATGCCCTTGAGCCCGGGTATAAGCAGGTTCGCCGCCTCCGTCGCCCACGCCCGCGGCTGCTGCAGCATGTGCCGCTTGGGATCGACCTTCGTGCGCAGGAGCCAACCGTCAGCGTAGACGTAGCCCGTGACCTTGGTGCCGCCGTCAGCGTAGCGCGGGCCGATGAACGTCATGCTTGGCCTCCTCTAGTTCTGTAGTGTCAGGGCCACGAACGCATAGATCAACAGCATCAGCGCCGCGGCCCCGATAAGCCCCTCGACTGACGCGTGCTGTATAGCCGCCGTGAACTCCCGCAATGCCTGCACAAGCTCCATCGCCGCCCTCCTATCCCTCTGGCTGTGGGATCTCAAGACGCCTTCCCATGCCTCCGGCTCGTTGTCAGACCATGCTGCCATCGCCCCCTCCTCGCAACCGGACGAACAAAAGCCGTGTCTTCGGTATCCGGGCAACCCGACGCAGTGGGTGCTCGTCCCAGACTTCCCAGGCCGCCCCTGTCTCCTGGAATATCTGCCCAAAGCCGAGCGCAATCCACCAGCGCCACGTTCATAGACCACTGACATCCGGTCGCCGTGTCCGCTGAGTCATGTCACTCCCCCTACTTCGTCCACGCCGGGTCGACCTGGTAGCCGCCCCGCCGATAGACGTCAACCTCTTCGTCTGAGTCACACACGCTCCGGGAGCAGGTTCGGCATGCCATACTTGGCGTAGTTCGCTTCGATAAGTTTTTCTGCGGCCTCGGCCATCGTCTGGCCGTCCGCCAAGAGCGTGTAGCCCAGAAACTCCTGGTCGAGGCTGACGATTCCTGCTTCCACTGCCTCCAGCTTGGCTTTGATGATAAGGGCCAGCGCCCGCCAGCATTGCCGCTGCGCCTGTTGATAGGCTTCGCTGGCAGCGTTGCCCCGGCGTGGCCGGCCAGTCTCCGTCCGCGTCCACTCGGGCGCCGCCGGATCCGGCAACTTCAGCATGAAGCGAATCATGCGCCCATGCAGGCGGAAGGCTATCATCGCCTGGTGCTGCTCAGTAGCGTAGGCGAACGACTCGGCACCGTAGCGCGCTAGAGTACGCTCGATCTCGCCCTTCGAGCGGTCAATGGAAACGGATGTGTCAGCAGCGTAGCGGGTCATCACTCCTCCTCTGCCCACAGCTCAGCGGGCACTCGTCGGCACACCAGATACAGTGCGTCTGACAGCCACGCCACTTGCGATATTGCTCACGGTAGTAGCCTTGCACATACTCTGGATGTGGCGGATAGACCCCCGCTGTATAGGCATCCCAGTGTGCGACCGCCTCCTCGCCCACGATGTCCACGACAACGGCTCGCATAGCCGCCGTCTTCTGGGACTCCTGCCGGTCGAGCTCCACCCGTCGCTCCTGAAACGCACCGTGCTGAGCGATAACCTGGTCTGCCGTCCATTCGGGCAACAGGCCGGCATGGGCGAAGAGAGGAGCGCGCTTGGCAGCATTGCGGTTGCGGTGAGCCGCCATGCGCCTGGCGCGTTCGGGCGACAGTTGTTCGCTCACCGCTCCCATCCCTCCTCCTTCGGCCACTGGCGCCATGGTGTCATAGTCGCCCATCGCTCAGCGCCCCAAAAGTCTATCCGTTAGGTGACACTATGGGATACTGCTATCCATCAGCTTTTCCAGGTAGGCCGCCGGATTCTCTTTCATCCGGTCTGCAATGCGTGCGTAGACGGTGGTCGTGGCCACGCTCGCGTGGCCTAAGTCCGCCCCGATGGCCTGCAGGTCCGCCCCGCCGAAGCGGGCCCACGTCGCAAACGAATGCCGCAGACTGTGCGCACTGACCCCCGCGGCCTTTAGCCCCGCTTGCGTCAAGTAGTGGTCGACACGGTCGCGCAGGTTGCGCACGCTCAGGCGTTGCCCGGCCGCGTTCTTGCCCGGATGCAGGGCCAGCAAAAGCGCCGGGCTATCAGTGGTGGGCCGCAAAGCCAGCCAGGCGCGTAGGGTGGCCGCCGTCTTGGGGGTCAAGTACACGGTGCGCAGCTTGTCCCCCTTCCCATGCCGAATGACCACCCGCCCCGCCTCTCCCGTCAGGTCCAGATCGCCAAGGTCGAGCCCCGCCACCTCTGCCACCCGTAGGCCGTGCATGCCCATCAGGAGCATGGCTGCCCGATCACGCGCCCCCGTTGGCGTCGCCGCCTGTGGCAAGAGCAAGAGACGCTGGAGACCGGGTAGGGGCAGAAACTTGACTTTCTCCGCCTTGTCGGTTCCGTCCTTGGGGGCCTTCAGCCCGTGGGCGGGGTTGTCAGATCGCAGGTTGCGCCATTGCATGGCAGCATAGAAGCGATCGACGGCGCCCAGCTTTTCCTTGACCGTCTTTCGGGCATACCCGCTGTCGATCAGGCTGCGCCGGTAGCTTTCCAGATCGCCCACCGTTGCTTGGCCGGCGTCGATCTGCCGGCCAGCGCACCAGGCCACGAACGCGCGCACGTGGCTATAATAGGCGCGGGCAGTCGCGGCGCTTGCGTCACCGTCGGCCACGCGCAGACGCAGAAAGTCAGCAAAAGCCGTGTCCAGATCGCCCCCTGGCCCGAGCACCTGGCCGCCGCTCTGCACCGTCAAGCCGAGCTCTATCACCGGCAGCACCGCCTGCGCCTCGCTGAGTGAGAGGGTCATGACCGCCACTCCTGCTTTGCTCCACAGAACGGACAGAAGCTCACTCTGACGCGCTCGTAGTTCCGCCACACATCCTTGCCATCGTTTGGGTACTTGCGGACGTCAAGCGCGCCAGCCATGTAGCCATCCTCCTCCGCACACGCGAGGAACAGTTGCCGCCAACTCTCACAGCAAACCTTGTCGCCCCAGAAGAGCGGGAAGTTATCACGCAGCGTTGCCATGCGGTAGAAGCGAGAGCAAATCTGGCCGCCACAGATGACGGTTCCGCGCAGCCTCCAGTTTTGACAGTCCCTATCGGGCGCTTGCATGTTCGGGCATGCTATGCTCATACCGGCCACTCCTGCCGGTCACTGACGTGTGCCAGCGACCGCTTCACGTAGATCGGCGTCCGCCGAGCGGCGCAGTAGTCCACCAGGCGCGTCACCCAATCGCGCTCCGGCCGGTGTGCCTTGCTGCCCGGCCCCGTCAGCGCGCCGACAATGAACCATTCTGCCCAGTCCAGCCAGTCCGGCAGGATGCGCTCCAGCAGCGGCTCGACCGAAACGAACGTGCGCCAGCCAGCGGATCGCACAACCGACATGGACTGGCCGGTCGATTCGGCCGCCGACCAGGTGTCGACCGTCGCTCCCAGCCACAGGTTGCGGAAACGCTCCGGCCCGATGCACAGCTCGCCGAGCACCGGCAGCACACGCTCCGGCCGCTTCGTCAGGATGTAGAACGTGTGCTGTTCGCACAGCGATACGGTGGCCAGGACGCTGAGCATCTGCTCGGCCGTCACCCAGACGCCGAACATGTCGGTCATTGAGCCAAGGAAGATGCGGCTGGCCTTCTTCAGCCGCATTGGCTCGAGCACACGCTCCGGGTGCCAGGTGGGCGCGAAACCGTTAGGGAAGGCTGGCGTGCCGGCAAAGCGCTGGGCGATGCGGCGGCCGTAGCAGTAGAAGCAGCCGTTGAGGCAACCCGTGACCGGATTCCACGTCCAGTCCGCCCAGCCGATTGATCTATCGCAGCAGTTCATCCTCCGCGCCCCTGGCCGGGCGCGTGCCGCTGGCGCAGATAATCGGCCACGCCACGCCTCATCACGTCCCGTAGAATGGCGGCCTCGATGCAGGCGGAGCAGTCCCTGCACAGCAGCAGGACGTGGCCGTCCCCCAGCTTGACAACCAAATCGGGGCTGCCACTCTCCGCCAGGTGGTCGCACCTGTCCATCCGTAAACCTGCCATGCTTCGCCCTCCTGTTCCCGCGTCAGCAGGATAGCACACTATGCCTAATTTGTCAGGCGTTTTGCCCCAGACGTCCAGCAGACGTCTGGGATGTCGTGGATGCCGTGCACGACCACCGGCGGCTCGAGCGTGACGGCGACGATCGCCGCCCGGCAAACGGCCACCGCCAGCGTCGGGCCGCTCTGCGGGATTCCGGCCAGCGAGCGGCGGAAGAGCACAGTAGGCCCCTGCGTCTGGCCCGCCGGCGCCACAACGACAGAGAAGCCGAACCTCACCATCCGCACAACGACGTCCGCCCACGGCCCTGTTGCCTCCGAGTACATAGCCGCCGGGTAGCGTGACCGCCAGAAAACCGCGTCGACCTCACCGAAGATCTCAGCCTTGACGAGGGCATCGAGCTCCTCGCCCGCCGGCAGGCTGACCGCCCGCGCTAGAGCCTCCCCCACCGGGCCGGCCGGCCAGGCGCTGGCATGCGCCAATAGCTCAGAGATGCTCGGCACTGTGGCGTCACGTGGCGCTCTGGTCGCCACTCTGTTCTGACGGTGACCCTTCGGCTTCCACGGCTTCCCCACGGTCTCCCCCTCCTGGCCGCCGCTCAGCGGCTCCTCGATTTTCGGCTGGAGCGCCCTTTCCCTTTTTCTTTTCTCTTTTTTTTAGAAATGCGCTCTAATGAGACAGCCCAAGGTGGTTAACGACGTTACCTAGGGTGATTAACGACGTTGCCTAGGGTGGTTAACGACGTTAACTAGCTGAGAGGCCACAGGCCCGGCTGGTGCGGCTCCATTGTTTCCTCGCCTGGCTTCAGTTTGATGTTAGTCGCCGACGTGATGTTGAGGCGCCACTGGCTCACCGGCCACTTTCGGACCTGCGTTATGATACCAGCCCGGCAGAGTCTGCGGGCTGCCTTGCTGATTGCCGGCCGGGAGAGGCCCGAGCACTTTTGCATGTCCGTGAGGGAGAGGCCGCCACTGGTGGTCTGATGATAGCCTAGGGTGGCGCGGATGACCAGCAGGAGCACGCAGAGCTCCGGATGCGAGAGGTCTCCAAGCATCGTAAAGACCTCGTTGGGGGTCTGCGTGTACCTTGGCTCCTGGAATCCGTAGCCGGCGGCTGCTAGCGTTGCAGAGTTGCGGCGCAGCGGTTCGGGCGCTGGCTGCACGGCTGTCCTCCCGATGACGATGCCCCGCGGTGGCTTGCGGGGCGCCCTGCGCAGCGCTGTTACGCGCCGATGTATTTGCTCAGGTCTGACTTGATGCTGGCCATGGGGACGTCCATCACGGTGACGAAGTTCAGGCCCGGGTCCGGCGTCTCGGTGTTCTTCACCATCGCCTCGAAGGCAAGGGAGTCCAGTTTCAGGCAGACGCCCTTGGCCACGCACCACTGCAGCGCCCGCGCTTCCTCGTAGAGGACCTGCTTCTCGAGGCGGATGTCGACGCCGGCTGCCGGGTGCTTGTCCTTCTGGCCGCTCTCGTTGTAGGCTTCGACCGCCCGCAGACGGAGCGCTTCGTCGGCTTCCTCCACCTCTTCCTTCTGTGTGTTGAGCAGCTCGATCTCCGCCCTGTGCTCCTGCTCCCAGGCCGCCCGGGCCTGTCGCAGCTTCCCTGCTGATTCTGCCGCGGCGACGCGCTTCTGCTGCAGGGTCTTGACCAGCTCGAGCAGAGTGACTATGCTCATCCCTCGGCCTCCTCGCCGCCCGTGGCGCCGCTCGCCGCCGTGACGGGCTTGCGTTGCTTGCAGTACACTGGCCGGCCATCGCCGCCGTCATCAGCGATCTTCACCGGGCAGAAGTAGTGGTCGCCCCGCTTGCTGAGCTTCATGGCCTTGCCGTGCGTCGGACAGCCCGGGCCGCCACCGGCCGCGCCGCCGCCGTTGTTGCCGCTGCCACCCTGGCCGCGCTGCGGCTGCGGCTTGCATCCGCCCTTGACCATCGCATCGAGGGCCGACCGCGCCAGCGTCATGACGGCCTTGACGTCTGCTCCACGCAGCGTCAACATGGCGTCGTAACCGTCTGGCGTCAGGTACCGCACGTTCCACGACACCGGAGCCTCTGTCACGGTCATGTGCCCGTTGTCAGCAGGGGCCGGTTGTGGCGCTTGCTGCGCCGCCGCCGACGCTGGAGCCGGGTGCTGTCCCGTGGTGCTCGCTGGCTTCTGGACTGTGCCTTCCATCAGACGACCTCCTTGTTAATTGGCCCTGTCTTTCGGCGGGGCCGGCCTATTGATGAGAACGGCGGGTGGCTTCACCCAGGCCGCATGCGGTTGCGACTGGCTTGTGAGCGCCGGCGCCGCGGCCTCGCCCACCGCTGCCTTCATGAAGCGTGTGCGCCGCCCGTCGGCGATCGGTGCGTTCTTGATGTAGCCCTGCCGCTCCAGCACCGCTTTGATGAACCGCCCGACGGTGATGCCCTTGGCCGCGTGCCTCAAGCTGACGAGGTCCTCGGGCGTGAAGCGCAGAAAGACCTGCCTGTATCGGCTGACGCCGTGGCCTATCCGAGCCATATTGCCTCCTTCATGCCTCTTGTCCTCCCTCAGCCTGCTGAGCATAGCACATCTTGCCTAATCTGTCAAGCTCTGTCTACGGGTGGCCGTAGGCGCTGGCGATCTGGTACCACAGCCAGATCGTGGCGATGGCCAGCAGGATTGTGGCGGCGATCTCTGTGCGGCTGTGGTGGCGGCGTGTCATGGTGTTGCCTCGTCCTGGCGGGCTGGTTGTTGGGCCAGGTCTTGGCCGTTGCTGGCGGCGACGACTCTGGTTGCCTGGCGCACGATTGCCGCGGTGAGTTTCCTCTGCAGAGCGCAGAAGTTGGCGAGTTCCGCGATTTCGTGGGCGAGCGTGGTGTCTGGCTGGCTGGCGGGTTGGGCTGTGGCCGGGTCCGTCGTGTTCACGTGGCGGCCTCCATGTATGCGGCTGCGGCTTGGAGGGCTTGGGCCTCGGCGGCCTCGAAGTCGGCCAGTGCGGTCTGCTCGGCCCTCGCGCGTGCCTCGATCTCTGGGTCGTTGCCGTGGCCGTTGTCGGCTGGCTTGGCGTGCTTGGCTGCGCGGGCGGTGTTGACGGGGTAGCGTTCGGCGTGGCGTGCCTTGGCGGCGTCTTCGAATCCTGGCAGATACTTGGAGGCCTCTTGGAGTTGGCGTTCTTCGTCCCAGTCTACGCGTTTGCCGTCTCTGTACCAGGTGACGCCGTTGTAGGTGACGCCCTGGTCGGCGCTAATGAGCTCGAGCTGCCGGGCCTCGTGGAGGCACGGCTTCGTGTAGATCATCGGTGGCTCGGCCAGGATGGTGACGGTCGTGCCGTCGATGCTCAGCATGAGGGCCGCGAACTTGGCTAGTATCTGCTTGTTGTAGCTGCCGAATGTGGCGTCGCTTATAGCTGCGACGGCGCATCCGCATGGTCTGATTGCTGCCCAGGTCGACATGTTCTCCCCTCCTATGGGGTGGTGCTGTGCGGGCCGGATCGGACCAGACCCGCTGGCTTGCGTTCACCTACAGCGCGGCGTGCTCCCGGCTCAGCAACACCTGGATACCCGCCTCGACGTAGTCGTCTGACTGTACCGTCTCCCCAGATGCCAACTCGTCTATGCTCATGGTCAGGTCGTCGATCTCTGACCTCGTCTGAGCCATCTCTTCACGCTCATCCTCGAGCTTGCCCCGCTTGGTCTCCAGCTCCTTTCTCAGCGCCTTGAGCTGCCTCCGGGCTGGCTCAGCCGCCTTGACCGCCCGCTCCCCCTCGTACAGCGCATCGCGCCAGTGCTGCCAGCAAAGCGGCTGCGCCGCCGGGCCGAAGACCGCCACGCCGTCGATCTCTATCTTGCAGACCGTGCACCGAATGGTCATCTCACCCCGCCTTCCCTATCCACAATGGACGATGTAGTACATACCACACGCCGCACATCGGGCGCTGGTTTCATAGGGCCCCGTCCCCATGACCTCGAAGTGGATGCCCGCGCAGTTCCGACACACCAAACGATCAAACACGGCGCCAGGAGGGAAGACGTGGTCGAGGTTCGTGTCTGACCACGTTATGTCGCGGCGCTCAACCGCGTCGGCGGATGGATTCAGCACTCCCATTTGCTTGTCCATTGTCCCTGCCCCCAGCGGTTCCGTTACCAAGATTGTCTTGCCGTCTTCGTGGTACACGGCGGACGCTCCGCCTGCCTCTTGCTTCGCCGTCCTCTGGGAGGCATACATCTTGCTGAGCGTCTCGCTCAAGGCGCCGTCGACTGCGTCCTGAATGTATGCCTTGACCGTCTCACGGTCCGGCCTCCCCTCGTGCCCGCCCCAGAATGCCACCGCCTGCAGGTCCGATTCTGCGAGCTCGAACGACAGGTGCACCCTCATACGCCGGCCTCCTAGTCGAGATCGGATAGCCACCTGGCGGAATCCCCCAATGCTATGGCGCGCTCGAGCGCCGCCAGCTTCGCCTCCACCGGCCGGCCGCCGTGCCACGCCACCACGACCGGGTTGGCTATATTGTCAATGCCAACCACGCTGTTCCAGCGGTACTCGATGCGCTCAACCAAGACCGACCAGTGTGGGACGGATAGGAGGGCGTTAAGGACACGTTGCTCACTCGTCGGCGCGAGCCACCAGGGGGCGGCATCGTCAGTCAGGTTGGCGCCGCGGGGCGCCAGTGCCAGCATCTCGTCGAAGAGGTCCAGGACGGCGGAATAGCGCTTAACGTACATCACGCCGGCGTTGAAGTGCCAGGGTTCGCCGCCGGGAGCCTGCCCCCAGCGCATGCCGATCTGCGTGACCGACAGCGCGTCGCGCAGATCGGCGGCAGGGTCCACGATGAGAGCGTCCGCGTCCATGTAGACGACGAACGCGTAGTCGGCCAGGAGTCTGCTGATGTGGAAATAGCGCGACCACATCGGCGTCGTCTGGTAGTCGGACTTCGTGATGGCCACGTAGTCGAAGCCGTGCTGCCGGCAGTACGCCGAGTGCCGTTCGCGGCTGGCATCCAGGAGAGCCGCCCACTTCTCGCCGACGCCGATCTGCAACAATACCGCCTTGTTCACGACGTCACCTCCACGGGAACCGCGGCCACCGCCCGATACGTCCAGACCGACGCCGTGCGCAGCGAGGCCGGCAGGCGCTGCTCGAGCGACACCACGCCCTCGTGCCAATTGTTCGCGCACTGCTGGCACAGATTCTTCTCCACCGTCATGCCGTCTGAATAGCAGACCCGCACGTGCAGGATCGCGGGCCGCTCGCACCGGACGAGATGCCCCGGCCTGCCGCGCCTGTACCGCGCCCCGTTGTGCGGAGTGATGACCGCGTAGTCCGGCAGATACTCCAAGGTCTCGCATTGCGCCATCGCCGCCCCTCCTCAGTTCGTTTGCTGCTTGCCCCAACGGAAGCAGCATAGCATACTATGCCTAATTTGTCAAGGGGGAAAAGAAAGTCCCGCCTCGATTGGGCGGGAAAAGCAGCGGGAGCGACACCGCCTTGCTTGCCAGTGTCGCTCCCTTATTTAATTATCGGTGGGGAGCCCCGATCGCTCGGGGCTCCCGCTCTGAGGAAGGTGCCCCGATGGAACCGGGGCGATGGCGCTCCGCCGTATGGCCGGAGCGTTCGGCGAGGCGTCGCCGGTGGATCCGCCGGACTCCTCGCTCATCAATCGTGGGGCGACGATTGAACACCTGAATACTAGCACAGGCCGCCTAATCTGTCAAGTCCCGCGCGCCAACGCGGGGCAAGCCCCCGCCGGCTACCGCCCCAGGCCGCCCACGCGCTGTAGCCCAGCCTTGCCCGCCACGTACATCAGCGTCGCCCACGCCGCTATCGCCACCGCCTGCAACGCCACCCAGGCATAGTCCGCCGGCGGCGGCGCCGTGCTCAGCACCTGCGCGATGACCGCCAGCACGCCGGCGATGATAGGCGCGAACAGGATGGCATAGCGGTCGACGATGCCCTGCCCGGGCGCCGTCTGCTTCTTGAGCCACGCCCGGACGACCTGCTCAGCCACCTTTGCCACCTGCACCAGAACGAGCACCGCACCGCCGGACGCCAGCCAGCGGACGAACTGGTCCCACGTGATGAACTCTGGCATTGCTGCCCTCCTTGTGCGTTAGTGAGCCTGCTCAGGCTCCCAGACGGGAAGGGGTCCCCCCGTCGTGTACCAGTCGACCTTGACGTGCGTGGCAAACCCGACGTCGCTCGGATACGACGTCGCATAGCTGTGTGGCCCTTTGTGCTGCGCCTTGCCCTGGCAGCGGTGTGCGCTGATACCGGATCCGTGCTCCACCACCAGCACAAGCCCGTACGGGCACCGCCCGCCGTCCGGCTCATGCGCCCAATCCATCAGAACAGTGAAAGCCAACATATGACCCCCCCTAGGGCTTCCTGAACGGGGCCAGGATGACATAGCCACGCCCCGGGCTGACCGTCAGGTCGTGCTGCATGTTCCAGGCCGGAACGAGGCCCTCGAGCGTGATGGCCAGCGTGTAGGACAGCACACTGACCTCATAGCCGCCGGCTGGCAGCGTCAGCGTCACGACGCCCGCCCGGCCCGTCCACACCGATTCGCCCCACGGCAGCAAGCCCCGTGACATAAAGAGCACGCTGGCGTCAACCGGCGCCGCTCCCGCCTCATAGACGCCGTCATCCTCGACGTCATACCACGCCCGCACCACGATCTCCCCCTGCAGCGGCGTCGGCGTTGCTGGACAGATGACGGCCGTCGGCTGCACCGTGGGCGTCGGACTATAGGCAACTACAGGCGTCGGCGTCCCCGTCGGCGTGGGTGTTGCCTCCGCCGTCCTGGTCGGCACGATGGTCGGCGTCGGCGTGTTGGTCGGCCAGGAGTGTGGCGTGACGCCGATCGCCGACAGCTTCGGGTTGCCGGACCGGCTGTGCAGCTCGACGGTCAGAGCGCCGTCAATCACCGTCGCGCCCCGCCAGACGATGTCGTACGCCACGTAGCGCCCCGCCTGCTGCATCAGGTCCAGCGTCTCCAGGGTTCGCCCCTCGATGATGACGTCGAAGACCCTGTCCCCCACGTAGGTCTGCGGGTAGATCTCGGCGAAGCGCAGCCAGACCTCGTAGTCGCCGTTCGGCAGCGTGAAGGTGTAGCGCCCATCACCGATCCAGTAGCGCTCCGTCTGATAGAGCTGGGTGTCCGTTGTCCTGCGGATAGGCGTCGCGTTGGTATAGGTCAGGCCGCCCGTGAAGCCCCATCCGCCTGCCGTGAACGCACGGTCCGCCTGCCAGACGCGGCCCTGGGCATCGGTGTATGCCCTGGCGCTGCCGGCGTTGACGTACCAGTCACCGCCGGCCGCAACCGTCACCGGCGCTGCCCGATGCCCGATGGGCCGCAGGCGCCAACCGGCCAGGAAAGCCACAACGAATATCGTGACGAGCAGGCCGACAAGGCAGCCCCTAGTTAGCTTTACCATGCCGCCCCTGCTCGGTGGCCACGCGGTGCTCCTGTACCTCGTGCATCACGGTGGCCAGGCAATCCGTATTCTTCTGCAGACCGGCGCAGATGTCCCTGACCGCATCCGTCATGACCCCCTCGACCCGCTCCCGTTCCTTCAGGGTCACGTTGTTGGCGTCTTGGAATTGCTGGATGACCGTCGCGGCGTCCTTCACGACGCCGATGATGGTGTTCTTGTCATCCCGTTGCGCCTGGCCCCACTCCTCGACTTTCCCCGTCCAGGTCTTGTTCGCCTCGAGCTGCCATTTGATGAGCTGCGCTATAATCCAGGCCATCGCCAGGATCGCGACGACGCCCAGACTCAGGTCTCGCAGGTCGCTTATAGTTCCCGTCATGTGCTCCTCCCTACAACCGTAGCCAGTCGGTGCCGCCGTCCGACATCACGCGGGCCACCTCGTAGGCTGCCAGGCTGATATCGCCGGGCGTCGCGTCGATCGTGTCGGCGCCGGCTGGGTGCACGGCTATCGTCGCCGCCGTGCGGCTCTTGATGATGTAGATGCGTCCGCCCAGCCCGCTGGCTGCCGGCAGGTTGACCGTCGCGTCCAGCGTCCCCGCCATGATGACCGCCGAGTGCACTGTCCCCAGCGTGGCCACCGTCCCATACTGCACGGTCTCCGGCAGCCACAGCCCGCCGCCGGTGACCTTGACGCCGCTGGCGAACTGCTGCGCCTGCGCCGTGGCGCCGGCTCGGCTGCCGGTTATCAGCACGGACGCCTGCGCCAGCTCGGCCAGGGCGCCCTCGACCGTCGTGGCCGTTATCAGGTTGCCGGCATCCACGATGGGCATGTCGTCCGCCCCGACCTGGGCGGCCCCCGTCCCCCAGTCGACGTGCGTGTCCTTGACCGCGTCCGTGCCCAGTCCGCCGCCGGTGCCGCCGGCCACCGACGTGTTGGTGCCACTGACGGCCAGGTTGCTGCCCGCCCCCGCGTTGGGAGCGATGCCGGCCAGGCTCGAGCGGAAGGCCTTGTCCAGACGCACCAGGAACTCGTTCTGGACGCTGTTCAGCTCGACCTCCGCCTGCAGATCGCAGGGCCCCTGCGCCTCCTTGGCAGCGATGCCCAAGATGCGGTAGTCGCCGACGAATTCACCGACCGCCACGACCTTGACCGTGTCGCCCACCTTGTAGTCGAAGAACGGGAAGTGCGGCGTGGTCGTGAGCTTGCACTTGATTGACTTCTGCCCGTTCTTCACGGCCGTCAGGAACAGGCTGGCCGCCTGGCTGAGCTGCCCGCTGTCCGCCGTGTTGCCGACCGACAGGTACGCCTCCCGCCGCCCATAGTCACCTATGCTCGTCGTGTCCGTCGCCTCGATGAAGAGACCCTGCCCCTCGGCCAGAACGACCCCGGCGAGGTCGTGCCCCTCGTCCATCGTGGTGCACTCGAGCATGTTCCAGGCTTTGCGGAAGATGACACTCAGGGTCAGATCGTCGCCCAGCGCCTGGTAGCAATCGAGCCGCCGATCGGGCCGCACAATGAAGTCGAGGCCCAGGGCCGCCAGTTGCCGCATCACCTCGAGCATGGTCTGGCCGGCCTTGTACTTCAGGTAGACGGAGTCGCTCCAGGCCTGGCCGTCGGTGTCATAGGTCGTGTTAAAGGTCAGATGCAGATCGCCGCCGCCCCGCAGGATGAACTCGTTCCATAGGCTGATGAAGATCTCGGCCTTTTTCTTGCCGTCGAACGCCCGCTCTGCCGTGTTCGGATCCGCCAGGTTGGCCGGATAGACGAGCGCCTTGTCCAACAGGCCGATAAGCCCACGCCCGCTGACCTTGTTGACCCGGGCCGCGACCTCGCCCTGCCCGACCACGACTTCCTCGTTGTTCTCGATGACCCAGGCGCCGATGTGGGTGTTGCGGTACCGCATGCGAACAATGTTGCCCTTCTTGAGCGCGGCCCCACTGTTGGCCAACACCTTGGCGTCGTTGGCGTAGATGTCGAAGCTGCCGCCGCCGGCGTCGTCCTTGGTCTCGATGTAGCTGACATTGGAGGCATTGTCGAGCTGGCAGATGTACTGGTCGATGCGGTCGTAGACGTGCACCTCCCAGCAGTTGAGCACCGTCGCCGGCCGCCCGACGTAGCCCTCGACCTGTAGGCTGACCGCCGTCACGCGCGCCGGAACCTCGCGGCTGACGTCCAGGCTGACGCCCGCCTGCGTCACGTTCGCCGGCACGATGCGCTGGACGTCGATGCCTGCGCCGGCCTGCGTCACGTTCGCCGGAACGTCCAGGCTGACGTCCGCCAGGATGCCCGCCTGGGTGACGTTGACCGGAACCTCAGCCGAGGAGTCGAACTGCAAGGCGACCTGCGTCAGCCGGGCGTCACCCTCACCGCCCAGCCAGGCGGTAACAGATCCGCCAGAATAGGACGTGCCTGCTGCGTGCGCCGCCACCGCCAGCCACATGACGGCCGTGCCGGCGGAGACCGCCGTACCGTGGGCCTCTGGTCCGGCCTCCTCCGCCGCTGCAGCAAGGTAGGCGAGCAGGTGCCTCGTGTACGCCATGCGCTCCGCCTATATGAATAACAACGCCCAGGGGAAGTCCCGCCCCGTTCCGGCCGTCTGCTTGAGCGTCACCTTGCACTCGATGTCACAGGGGACGGGTGGGCTGTACTTGTTCGGCTCGCCCTGCGCATGCGAGAAGGCAGCGTAGTAGACCACGCGCGCCGTTCCGCCGGTGAGCACCTTCGTATAGACGCGCAGCTCCAGGATATCGCCGTTGACCATGGCGCCGGTATCGACGGCCAGCACGTAGGTGCCATTGTCCGTCTTGGTGGCCAGCACGTGCTCCGTCGAGATGACGGCCGTCTGCGTTCCCGAAGCCGAGAGAGTCCAGGCCATGGCTCACCTCACGTTAATGCATATAAGACTGCGTCGAAGAGCCTGTCAGATGCGTCGTTAATCGAGCATTGCGCCCGGATAGCGATGCGCGTCCCCGCAGGAACGTCTACTGGAATCGGCCCAGTGTAGAATGGGACGACGGCGTTGTTCACATTGTTGATGTAGACGTCGGGCACTAAGACGACCTCACTAGCCGCCGCCCCCACGCCGATGTCTACGAGCCAGCCAGTCAGGACCCTACTGAAGTTGCCGCCGCAGCCGACGCCCAGGATCAGCCCCCTGATGTGCTCTGCGCACGCCGCAGACAATTCGACCCAAGCACCTTCAGTGTTGACGGTCCCACCCGGATCGATGGACGTGCCTCCACTATCAGCAGTGGCGGCGCCATAGGTGCTGGCGGGAATGAGGTCGGCGTGGTGCGGCCAGCACGTGGTCGAAAGGTGCATATTCACGTAGACGCTTCTGTCGGACGTGCTGTTGACTTGCCCCCTCATCGCGATGCGTGTGCCCGCGGGAATCCTCACCGGTATCTGCACGGTCTGCATGGCAACGAAAATTGCGTTGACCTCGGACAATATCAGGTCGGAAACAAGGACGACCTCGCTACCGGCTGCGCCAACGCCTATGTCTAACAGCATGTCGTAGCCGCCATTTGCCAGGGTGAGTGTAATCATCCGTACGGGATACGGTGTGGAGGCCACGATCTCGTTCCACGCCCCCTTCGCATTGTTCTTTAGCGTGCTAAAGCCCAAGGCGCCGATGGAGACGTGGCTGTGCCCATAGGAGGGGACGTAGGAATGCCCCAGAGAGTAGACAGGCCAATCAGCCATTAGCCAGCTCCTATGACGCTGACGTCCAGGACAGTGTTCTGTGCCGTGTTGCCCGCAGCTCGAGCGGACAGTCGAAGGCCTGCCGGGATGTCGACGATGAACGGGCCGAAGGCCACGGGCGTCAAAAGATCGGTGATGGAGTTGTTGTCGACCAGCATGTCCTCTACGACGACGATCTCGCTGCCGGCGTCGCCGATAGAAACGTCGATGATGAAGGCGGTGCAGCAGCCGGATGCACGGTTGAGCAACTGGCTGCCAACGAACACCCACAGCAAGCGGATAGGATGGAGCGTCGCGGCCGTAAGTTGCGAGTAGGCCCCCTTCGTGTTGGCGCTGGCGCCGGAGTCCACGCTGGCGCCGCCGCTATCTGCTTCGGCGGCGCCATAGGTGTCATACGTGTGCGGGACTGGCATCGAGCCTAAAGTGCCAGCGATGGCGTGCATCACCACGGTCAGCGTCGTGGTGCCACCCGTGCTGCATTGGCTGCGCATCGCTATGCGGGCGCCCGCAGGAATGTGGACCGGGAATCGAAGTCCTGTCTGCCAGCAACCTATGCTAGCCGAGTTGCTTATCTGGATGTCGGAGATGATGACCTGCTCGCTGCCCTCTGCACCTACACCAATGTCCAGAAGGGCATCCCTGGCGGCCGTGCTCCTGAACGCGATGTTCACGAGGAGCCAGGCGATATCAAAAGGCGCCGCCGCAGAGAACTCGACCCACGCCCCTTTCGTGTTGGCGCTGGCGTGGGTCGGCACGGCCGTCCCCAGACTGGATGCCGACAGGCTTCCTAGCGCCGCGATCTGATTGGCGGCCGCACCGAAGGCAAACTCCGCCACTACGCCACCCCCATCGTCAGGTCGCCGGCGCCGATGTTGAGGCTGTCGTCCTCCGCTGGATCGCGCGCCGTCTCGAACTGCCAGCAGGCCATGACGTACCCGACCGTCCCGATGCTCGTCGTGCACAGGAACAGGTAGCCGATCTCCGGCGGATCCGCCTCGAAGGGGCCGAACGTGACGAGGGCCGCGCTCGCCATCACTGACGGGTCACTGCCCGTCGCCGGATCCCAAGTCACCGGCTGGCGTGCGTAGCCCGCCGTCGTCAGCTCGACGGAGCCGTAGGCCGCCAGGTTCGCCGTGACGGAGCCGGCTGGCACCGCCGTCGCCAGCGCCAGGTACATCGCCGCCGACGCCGCTACGGCGTCGCCCAGCCCAGCCTGAACCGCCCTGTTTGCGCCGTATTGCGTGAGTCTGCCTGCCATGTTGCCCCCTTGCGCTGTACACAATCGCACGCAGCCGCCAGTGAGTTTGCACCGTCACCCGTCGAGGTGGATCCGCACCTGTGCACGATTGCACAATGTCGCGCTGAGCAGTTGCGTTTGCTCCAGCTAGGCCGGTATCTCGATGCCTGCCTGCAGAGCGTTCAGCGCCGTCAGGTCCCAGGCGCCGGCGCCGCTCGGCTGGCTGTAGTAGAAGACGCCGCCGTGCAGCACGTACGTATCCGTGAGCGACACTTCCGTCACCGTCCCACCCTCGTAGTCGACCGTGCCCTGGCGCACCACGTCCACAAGCTCCTGGCTGCCCGACGTGATGACCGCCGACTGATAGACGACCTGCACGACGTCGATCGCCCCCACGTAGTCCGGGCAGGCCTCCAGGTTGAACAGCTCCAACGCCGCCGAGCCCGCCTGCACGAAGTCCGTCGTGTTGGCCGGCACATCGTCCACCAGCGACCAGTGCACCGTGCCCGCCGACGGCGTCCACTCCTGCACGTCGCCCTCGGCATTCGGCTTCAGCAGGAAGATGCCGCCCAGCCCTATCCACGTGTTCTGCTCAGCCCCCTCGTCGTTATTGATGGCCACGTCGTCCACGTCGAGCAATGTATAGTTGACGAGTGTCTGGTAGGGCCGGATCTGGAACGAGCGCACCGACGCGTTGGCCGTGGCCTGCGTGTCGCCCGAGAAGGTGAGGTCAGTCACCGAGTTGATTTTCGTCGTGAACTCGCCGACCGAGTTGTCGACGGTGTACTTCCACTCGAGCACGTAATAGCGATCCGGCTGGATGACCAGGTAGCCATAGGCGATCGGCGTCCCCGTCCCCCCGCGCTTGAGCTGGAAAGTGTAGGTAGCGACGTCGAACGACAGGCTCATCTGGCACGCACCGTCCTGGTCATAGAAGGTCAGCAGGTCGCTATCGCCGTCGTAGTTGTGGGTGTGCAGGTAGATGGCCACGCGGCCAAAGATGGTGTTCTCGTTGGCGGAGAAGATGTGCGAGTGGCGGATCGTGCTCAAGCCGCCGCCCGTCAAGCGCAGGTTGTAGCTGCCGGTGCGCGGATTGTCCGTCACGGCCCCGCCGCCTGAGTTGAAGATGCCGGCGCCGTTCATCTCCTGCGTGGATCCCGTCTCCCAGCCAGCCATCAATATGCGTGCCATGTGCGCCTCCGTTTCGATCCTCGCCCGCCTGCAGGCAGGCTGCCACTAGACGAACGCCGGTGTAAAGCCGACGGTGAGTGTCGGTGTGTTCGGGCCGGTGCCCAAATAAGACGCCGTCACCGTCAGCGTGTTCGTGCCGACCTCGATCGGCAGCCACCAGGGCACGCCGTCATGCGTGATGTTGCCGCTGACGTCCACCCCGTCGAGCAGCGCCTTGCACAGCCCAGTGTAAATGACGAGTGTCTTGCCCGCCGCAACCGCCCCCGTGTAGAGCAGCCAGCAGGTGACGCCCAGGGCCGTCATGGTCAGCTTCGGGTTCGTGATGGCGCCCGTGAACGTGTAGACGGGCTTCTCGGCCATGTAGGTGCCCTCGTTCTCGACCGCCACGTTGATAGGGCTGGACGTCAGCGGCGTCGGGCCGATCGTCGCCCCGTTCTCGGCGTACCACCAGGGATCCGCCATCTTGTACTCGACGAGGAAGCCGTAGTGGTCCGGCCCCTCCGGCACGAACTCGACCACGCTCTGGATCTCCGCCGTCGCTATGCGCGTCTCGTTGGTCGCCGCCTTGCACTTCAGCGTGTACTCGCCGACCTGGGCGAACTTCGCCCGCAGGGTATCGAGATTCTGCCAGAGCCACGAGCCGGAGTAATCGCCGCCGTGGTCGGGGTCGCAGCCCTTGACGAAGCAGGCCAGCGCCAGAAGACGCTCGTCCCTGAACTTGATGGTATGGGTGCGCCCGGTCTTGTGCGGCACCAGGACGTTCTCGCCGCGCATGCCTGGCACCTGCTCGGGCGCCCCCAGCGCCCGCACGTCCCAGGCGTGGTTGTTCAGCGACAAGCCGTCCCACTCCCATGAGATGTTTGCCCGTGTCATAGCCTAGCCCCTGTGCCGCGTCCCTACGCGGCGCCCGCCCCGGACGGAACGGGCTGAATGATGCCGAGAGCCGCCAGGTACTTGAGCTGCCGGAAGATATCGCCCTCCGCTGGACGCCCGGTCGGGTTGTGGATAACTATGTGGATAGGCTGTTGATAAGTGGTCGTGTTGCCGGCCGCGCCGCCCCTGTACGCTGGCGCCGGAGCGCCGGGCCCCATGCCCGGTCGTGCGCCCACGCCGGCGCCTGACATGGCGGCTGCGTCCGCCAAGCCCTGCGCCGCCCGCCGCACGTCACGCTCGCCCGACAGGATGCCGGCTGCGAAGCTGTTGGCCATGGCCGGACCTGTGCTCGACACGTCGGACAGAGGGCCACGATCTGCGTCTGAGTGCGGCAGATAACCCGCGGCAGCGGCCGCCAGTTGCGCTGCCGCTGCCGCCACCGCTCCCACCTGGGATGCTATGCCCGCTGCGAAAGCGGAGCCTATGGCCGCGCCCGCCCCGCCCGCCTGTCCAACCGCCCCCTGCATTTGGCCGATGATGGACGCCACCATGCCGACCACGGTCTGCACGACGCCGCTGCCCATCTCCTGCATGACGGACAGGACGGACGTCTTCGTCAGCGCTGCGCCCTCCGTCATGCCAGAGTACATCTTCTCTGTCTGGACGATGACCGTGTTGGTCGTGGTGGTCATCGTTGCAGCGCTGGTCGCAGTGGACGCCGCCAGGCCGGCCATAGCCGTCTGTGCCGTCTGCGTCGAGGCAGCCATAGCGGACGCCCCGGCCGAGAGCTGCTGCATGGCGGTTGCGCTCTGCGTTGCGCCTGTACCCAGGGCCGTCATGCTCGTCGCCGTGGCCGCTATCGTCGGCTGCGCCGTCCCCAGGGTCGTCCCCAGAGACGCCGTCGCAGCGTCCGCCAAGTCCATGTCATCGGGGAAGGCCGCAGCGGCCTTAGCCACGTCCAGCAACCCATCGGCGCCCATCGATGCCTTGAGCGCGAGCTGGTGCTGAGACTCCGCCAGGGCGTCCGTCGCCGCCCCCGCCAGGTCCATGTCATCGGGGAAGGCCGCAGCGGCTGCCGCCAGGTCGCCCTTCGCCATCGCGGTTGCGTACTTTTCTTTCGCCGCCGCGAAAGCGGCCTCCCCTACGGCAGTATCCTTGACGCCGTCAGCCAACCCCTTGCCATAGCTCGTTCCCGCCGCCTGGCCGGCCCCCTTGAACGCCCCGACCACCGTGTCCTTGATGCCGCCGACGCTGCTCTTGAGCGCCCCGCCCAGCGAAGCGACGCTGGCATTGATGTCCGCCTCTGAGATGCCGAACAGCTTGCCCAGCACGCTCTTGAGCACGCCACCCAGGCCAGACAGGACGTTCTTTATCCAGCCAACCACGTTGGCGACGACGTCGCGGATGCCGAACCAGTTGTTCTTCCAGGCCAGGGCAAAGGCCGCAATCGCGCCGATGATTATAAGCAGCGGTGCGCCTATCGTGCCAATGACGGCCGCGATGGCGCCCCCGACGACACCGAACACGCCGCCCAGGGCCGCTATCCCCGAAACTGCCAGGCCAGCCATCGTCAGCAGCGGGCCGAGCACAGCCAGCAGGATACCGAGGACGACAACCACTTTCTTGGCCGGCTCAGGCAGGTTGGAAAACGCCCGCACCACCGGCAGCACCGCCTGGCCCAGACCGGTCATGATGGGCAGGAGCTGCTCGCCTATGGCGATCTTGAGCACATTGACCGTGTTGGAGAAGTTCTTCGCCTGGGCGTCGTAGCTCTTGGTCTGGATCTCGAACGCCTTCGCCGTCGCGCCTGCCGCCCCCTGCATGGCGGTGAGGTCTCCGGCGAAGGCTGCCCCTTCCCCTCTGGTCAGGCCGAGCGCCCCCTTCAGGGCACGCACGTTGCCGAACAGCTTGGCCATGGTCTCGACGTTGCCGCCGGCAACCTGACCCACCATGGCCATGGCCCCGCCCAGGCCCTTCGTCGCCAGGGTGTTGGCGTTGAACTCGATGCCAAGCGCCTTCGCCGTCTTTATCTCGTCTTTGGACGGCGCGATGAAGGTCAGCATCACCTGGTTCAGCGCCGTGACGGCCTCGGCCCCCGACAGGCCTCCCTTGGTCAGGGTAGCGATGGCGGCGCCCACCTGCTCGATAGGAACGCCCGCCGTGGAGGCTGTGGAGATGACGTCGCCGATCTGGCCTGACAGCTCCTCGAAGTTGATGATGCCGCGGTCGACCGTCTTGAACATGACGTCCGACACCCGTGTCGCCTGGTCCGCCCCCATGCCGTAGGCGTTGAGCACGGCCAGGATGCCCTTGGCTGCCGTCTCGGTGTCGGTGAGGCCGGCAGAGGCCGCCTTGGTGGAGGCCTTCAGCACCTCCATGGCGGCGCCGCCCTCGAAGCCCGAGGACTGCACCTGATAGAAGCCGGCGGCCAGCGATGCTGCGTTGTCCGTGGTCTGGGTTATATCGGTGGAGAGGGTCTTGAAGGTCGCGCCCAGCCCCTTCAGAGACTCGTCCGACTGCTTCGAGATGCTTTGGATGTTGCGCATCTGCTTGTCGAAGTCAGTCGCTGCCGTCGCCGCTTCCTTGCCGAGCATGGTCAGCGGCACGGTCACGCCGGCGGTCAGCGCGGCGCCGCCCACGATCGCCGCCTTGGCGGCGCCCTGGATGCCCTTCTGCACCTGGCCCATGCCCTGCTGAAAGCCGGAGACGTTCGCCCCGACCGTCACCATGAGCGCGGCTATAACGCCGCCGCCACCAGCCATCGCCCTCTCCTACCGGCCTCGATGCTTTGGTTTCGGTGTCGCCTTCTCTATGCCGTCCCAGACCGCGATGATGCCGTTGACGTCTACGTTGGTAACGTCACCGTAGGCATCCAGCGTCCAGCCGAATCGCTCGCAGAACACGGCTCGCCAGTATTCCCACGGCAGCTCGGTTCCGCCCTTCAGGCCGATGTAGACGGCCTTGCTCAGTTTTTTAGGCTGGTCTCGCCACGGAGCCACTTGCCGACCGCCCGGTTAATCGCTCGATAGACCGGGATGTCCAGAGCGTCATAGTCCTCGACCTTGGTCGGGTCGAGCGGCCTGCCGTCCTCCGTACAGTCCCAGGCGTAAATCAAGCGCACCAGGTACCCGTAGCATGCAAGCAAGTCGCCCGCCGCCTCTGCCTCGCCCCAGGCTCGCAGCTCACGCATCTTGAGCGTGCCGCGCACCTTGAGCGTCTGGCCGGTATCGGTGGTCAGCTTTGCCTCATACAGTTCTGGCATCTGTCTCTCCTTGTGGTTATGCAACTACTGCGTCCGTCGGCTCGTCCGAGAACTGGAAGGCGACGGTCAGGGCCACAACATCGTCGTAGGGAAACTCGCGGTTGCGGGTTTGGATATAGGCGGGAACGGAGTGGTGCACCGAGCCGCTCGCCGTGCCCACTGGATACCAATGCACCGTGCCCGACGTGCGCGGCTTGATGTTCGCCCACGCCGCCGTGCCCGCCGTGCCGCCCGAGCCGTGAATGTCCAGCATCTCCAGCTCACCGTCAGCGTCCGCAAACGTCGGCAGGTGCTGGCTGTACGTGTCGTTGCCAGCCGTGGCGTCAGCGTCGTTCACTTCCTCGTTCGTGCTGAAGTTGCGGAAGTCGCCCGACAGATCCACGCTGCCGCCCGTGTACGCCCAGATGACCACCAGGTCGTGACCGGTGTAACGTGCCATGCTCATCCTCCTACCATGCGAATTAGGTACTCCCCCCCGGCGTGGCCGATGAAATGCCCCGCCGGGTCTTCCTCCGTGTAACGCATCTCTGTCAGGCGTTCCGTTTGGAAGTTGGTTTGCCCCGCTACGGTCAGCGTCGCATGGTGTAGCCGTGCGTCGATGGCGACCGCTATCGGATCTGCCTCGAATAGAGACGCCGCCACCGCCTTGACCAGGTAGACCAGTCGTTGGCTTCTTGTCGGCGTCATGTTCTCCTCAGTCCCCGCCGCCATAGAGAACACCACGTACGGTTTGGCAGTGCCTCTGGGAGCCTGCCCGTTGTAAATCACGGTGCCCCCCAGCAGCGCAACCAACGCCGTTCCGCCCGCCAGTTGATTGAACAGCCCTGTTTCGACCGCATTGCTCATTGTCGCTCAGCCCAGCGCACTGCGCATCACGTGCACGTTCTCTGTCCCCAGCTCCGCCTCGACGATGGCCAGCAGGGCGTCCGGCGTCTTGCCGAGCTTGGTCAGCGTCTCGCCGGTGTGGAACTCGCCGACCAGGCGCTTGACCTTGTGCAGCGGGGTCTCGCCGACACCGTTCAGGATGTCGTACTCGGCGCCCTCGGCGTCGATCTTCAGCAGGTCGATGTAGTCGAGGCCGAACTGCCGCATGATGCTGCAGACCGTGCGTGAGGCGATCTCCTCGCGCTGCATCTTGGCGTCCGTCGTGTCGTCGAGGTAGGCCGACCAGGCGCCGCTGTTCATATCCGGCCGCCCGTTGAGCCGGATGAGCCGGCCGTCACTGCTGACGGCCGTGTTGAGCGCCACCACGTTCGTCACGCCGTTGGCCTGGATGTTGCGGCACAGCCGCTCATAGTTGACCTTGACCGGCTCGATCGCGATGATGGTTGCCGTTGGCCAGCGCTTCGCCGCCCAGATCGACACGACGCCGACGTGCGCCCCGATGTCCACGATGACGGCGCCCTCCGGCAGCTCGAGGTTGGTCATCTTGTAATACAACGCAACCTCACGCAGGCAGAACTTCGCCACCGCTCCCGTCGGGTCGTCCTCGATGTCCAGGCCGATATCGCCCAGCCACAGCGGCAGGCCGTGCTTGATGACGGTCTTCTCCTTGCCCCTGACGACAAGCTCCGCATCGCACGTGGGATCCGCACACGCGACACTGATTGACCCGTCGGCGTTGCGTAGGCCGGTCGGCGTCCACGGGTGGTCGTGGTCCTTCGTGCTGCCGTGGCTGATTGCGTCCGCCAGGTTGCCGAGCAGCGGTGCCCAGTAGGTCTGCACGACGGTGTCCCAGTCAAACTGGCTGGCGCCCGCCCGTCCCTGCGCCGCCCAGCTCTCCCGCTGCGCCGGATCCTGGCTGCGCTCGAAGATCTCGCCGTACGCCTCGGTCAGTGCCGGCAGTGACACGACGTTGTCCCAGGCGCCCAGCGGCGTGAACTCCGGCTGCTGCTGCTCGATGCAGATGCCGGCGAAGGTCAGCTCCGTCATCGCCGTGTTGTGCGCCGTGATGACCGGCAGGCCGCAGGCCTGCGCCTCGATGAGCGGGATGCCGAAGCCCTCGCCGCGGCTGGGCAGGCTGAAGGCGTCGAAGCAGTTATAGAGGTCAGCCATCGAGGACTCGGCGAAGCCCAGCGTCATGGCGTACTGGTCCGAGAAGAACACGTCCCGCCCCTCCACCAGCTCGAGGCTCTTCAGGAGCAGAGGAAAGTCGATGCCGTTGGCGACCTTCTTGAGCGTGTGCAGGTAGAAGACCGCCTTTTCGCGTCCGGCCTTCAGCTTGAAGTCGCGGAAGGCCCTGAGCTGCTCGGGAAAGCTCTTGCGTGGCGGAAAGCCCTTGTTGGCCGCCACCGTGCCAAAGACCCAGGCGTCTTCCGGTATGCCGAAGCGCCTGCGGCTGGCCAGCCGCTTCTCGGCCGTTTGTGGTACGAAGACCGTCGTGTCGACGCCATGCGGCACGTAGCGCACGTTCGGCAGGCCGGCCGCCTTGAGCTGCGCCTCGCCGTGCCGGGCGTAGGGCAACACCATGTAGGCGCCTCTGGCGTTCTCAACGACCGCCTCTGGCACCGGCTCCTGGTCGACCGGCGTCCAGGGCAGCCAGTACCAGCCGCCGTCCCTGGCTATCTCGGCATAGCCGTCGAGCACCCAGACGTCGACCAGCGAGATAAGGACGTCGCCCTTGAAGTGCTGCATGTGGGCGTCGACGATGTCCTGGCCCCACAACGTCTGCCCCATCGGGTAGATCGTCACTTTGTCTATAACCAGGATCCCGTTCTGCAAGCCAAAGTAGGCGAAGTAGGCGATGCGGTAGCCCAGCTTCTGCAGGCGCGGGGTCAGGTGCTTGCCCTGTATCCCGTAGCCTGTGGTGCACCAAGGAGCGTTGCTCTGCAGCATGATACTCAGCGGATGGTCAGTAGACACGCGTCTCCTCCTACATCTTGACGATTTGCTTCATCGCCTCGATGAACACCGGGCCCACCTTTTCCGCCGCCGGTCGCATGTACGGGCGAGCGCCCATTCTGCTCGTCCCGTACTCGACGTAGATGGCGTAGTCCGTGTGGGGCGCCACGTGCCAAACGAGGTCAGACTCCTGCTCTGCCAAGATGCTGTTTTTTAGGTTGCCGGTGCGGACGGGCACGACCGTCTTGGCGTGCGCCTCGATGTCGCGGGCCGCCTTCTGCACCGCCTGAATCGCTTTCTCCTGCACCTGAGCGGAGATCTTCGCCGTCAGGTCGAACTCGATGACGATCTTGAAGTCGCCAGCCATCACTCTATCCTCGTCGCCTGCCCCCGCTTCGCCGTCAGCCAGCTCTCCTCCGCCGTGGTGTCCGTTATCTCGAAGACCTGGCCGCCGCTCAACGTCACCCGGTCGCCCTCGAGCAGGCTCTGGTCCCACTCCAGGGACACAACCCACGACGTCACAATCGCCTGCTGCTCGCCGACGGGAAGCCGCGACGGCTGCAACTGAGCCGCCCGCACGCGACACGGCAGCGCCGTGCCCTGCACCGTCCAGATGGTCGTCCCTTCGCCGATGCTGTTTCTACCAGACGTGGGCCGGCTCACGCTGCACGTGTCAGGCAACGCCCCGTCCTGGTCCGCCCGCATCTGCGCCATCTGCGCTGCGCTTACCATGCCGGCCTCACTGTTCCTCGATTGGTGGCAGGTCCCTCTGCCTCTCGATGCGCTCGAGCCGCTTCACGATCGAGAGGATGTCAGCGCTCGGCCGCTCAGCCTGCGTCGCGTGCTCGTGCTGGTGGCCATCTATCTGCTCCTGCAGCAGGTTGTAGCGAGCCGTGAGCGTTGATAGAGCCTCCGCCGCCGCCGTAAGCTGCAGCTTCATCTTCGCCTGTTCCTCCGTGAGGGTGGCCACGGCTGGAATCAGGAGGTCCAGCGCATCGGACATCTGGACAATGTCTAGGTGTGGCATCACGAACCCCCCGTCTAAGCCCGCCTTGCCGTCATACACCACGTCAAGCCCCCCAGACGCCCCTGTACGGGCATTGTAGCACCGGCTAGATGCTGTTCCATGACGCCGGCTGCGGCGTCCATAGATGCAGCGGCTGCTGGATGGCCAGGGTCGGGTCTACCCATAACTGCCGCCCCTGCGCCCGCAGGAGCTCACAAAGCCCCAGGTTGTGCCGCTCCGTGAAGTGCGCCCCCGCCCGCACCGCGGCCGCCGGGAACATGTAGAGGCAGCCGAAGGAGTCCACCTCGAACGGCTCGTCCTTGCGGTAGCAGGCGTGGTACGGCGGCGTGTTGGTGAACCTCAGCCCGTCCTTGCGGTAGGCCCAGACATCATAGAAGACGGTCAGGTTGTGAGAGATGCGGAGCGTCGGCCAGCCTGCGATGCAGTCCCGACCCCGGGACGCATGCGCCAGGAGAGTATCCACCAGATTGACCGGGCTGAGCAGGTCCGACTCGTGCCAGACGACGTAATCGTCCGTGGGCCGGAGCTCTCGCAGAGCCGTGTTCGCGGTTGCACTCAGCCGGCGGAGCCGCGCCTCGGGCGCCATGCCCTCGATGCCTGTCTCCGTCACCTTGAGCGTAACGTCCCGCCCGTGCTGCGCCAGGATGCGCGCCAGTAGCTGCGCCGTCTGGTCCTGACTATCGCCCACAACCCACAGGAAGCGCACGTCGCGCCCCTGCTTGTTCAGCAGATGGCTCGCCCGCTGCGCCAGGGTGCGGTGAGCGTCGTTGCGCCAGAGCGAGACCATGACGACCGAGGTGGTCACTTGCGCCCCTTGAAGCCAAAGGCAGACCGCTCAGGCTTCTTGCGTGCGATCCACAGGTCACGCCAGCCCCGCCGCTCTGTCGGATCCGGAATCCACAGCACAGCCACGGCTGGCTCACTCTCCGTGCTCGCGCTCTCGTCCGACGCTGCGCCGACCGTTTGCGGCGTCTGCGCGTCCTCGGCATCCTCCGCCTTCACGCTAGACCTCCTGGTTGTCGACGTCCTGCGAGTAGCCGTCTACTCTCGTCATCGCTCGAGATCCAGCCTTGCCGCTGGAGGACGAGCCGGCGTCTCCATACTTCTGCCGCCATGTCTTCGCCTGCTCAGCGTAGCCGTCGGCGATCGCCGTCCGGCGCAGGGTCAAGCCGTCAGCAGTGAAGTCGGGGTGCTTGCGCCAGGCCGCCGCCAACGTCTCGTATGCGGCCGCGACCGACCGCTGCCAGGTGCCCTCCGTGGCCAGCAGGCCGTCGATCTCCGCGTCGCTGAAGTTGGCGTCGCCAGGCAGTGGGCCGCTGTTCGCCGTGACGTCGTGCACGTAGAAGCGCACCCGGTCCCGATCCGTCGTCGGAGCGCCGCTATAGGTGAAGGCCATCTCACTCCTCCAGCAGCAGCGTCACATCCAGCGTGTCCTCGTCGTCGCCCTGCGCCAGCCGCGCCTCGACGTAGTCGCAAACCACCTGCTGAGTGACCACCGGATGAGTGCCGTCATAGGTCAAGGCCGCCCCGGAGCTGGCCAGGTGCGATGCCGCCATGGGGAAGTACCACCCATCCGTGATGTTGTTGGCGACGGAGAGCAGGGTCATGGCCGGACTGGCCCGAGTCAAGAGCGTGACGTCCGTCGTCGTCGCTGTACCGCTGTAGTTCAGATACGCTGCCACCAAGCGCCCCCGCACCGGCTCGGTCGAGACGGCCGTGCCTACGGCCGTCCCCGCCGACCCCGCCGCGACGAGCTGGGGCATCGCGATACGCCGAATCATAGCCGCCTCCTATAAGCGGGCCAACGGGTCTGTCGCCGCTGACCGTCTATCAGTCAACGGGTCTGTCACCGCCGGCCCGCTCCATTCACCCGGAGCATCGGCAGCAAGTGCCCGATGACGTGAATGCC